GTTAAGGATGCAACCGAGAGAAATAGAATCGGTGTCGAGCTATTTGGTACACAGTGGGAAGATTTGCGGGAAAGAGTAATCTATTCTATTGACGGCGCAGAGGATGCGGTAACAGGGTTTCATGGAGCTACGGACAGGGCGCAAGAACAGCTACAGGATAACTTCGGTTCCAAGTGGACTACATTCTGGAGAACCGTAAAAGGCGATGTCATAGAGTCGATGGATGAAAGCGGCGTATCTGTGAATGGGTTTATGGATGTTATGTTATCTAAGCTACCCGCCATTAAAACGGCTATAGGTGAAGTAGTAAGCGATTTAAAGGTTATGGCTCAATTAGTTTCAGGTAACGTTGACGGCGCGGTATCGACTACGAGGGAAAAGACGAGGGACAACCTCTTCGAAAATCCGTTATATGTTAAGCAAATTCTAGGAGAAAACATTGGCGGCGGCATTGCCGAAGGATTGAAGTCGAAAACGCAGAGCGTTGCCGATGCTACCATGTCCATGAGTAAAAAAATAGAAAGTACGATTGTGGATTTCTTCGACATTCGTTCACCTAGCCGCCTAATGCAAGAAAAAGGCGAGTACATAGCGGCGGGCATGGGCAAAGGTATCATGAACGGCTCAGGCGGAGCCGTGGACGCGGCGCAGAGCATGAGTGATGGGATTGTATCTGCAAGCGGCGGCGGAAGCTCTACAGGGCAAACTGGTGCGTCATACGGTCAAGGTTCAGGTGCTATACATATGCCTATTACTGTTCAGCTAACAATACCCGCAGGAATGGGCGCGGGTGAAGCTCAGAAAATAGGCGGCGTTGTAGGTGAAGAAGTACAAAGCATTGTCAATAAGAGCTTAGTATCCGTATTCTCGCAACTAGGAATAAAATTTGCTAATTAAGGGGGTGAAGGTCATTGGCTTTACTAGGTGATATATTCCTTAACGTAGTTTACAAGGAATCTCCTGAAAGGGGAGTAGAGACAACGGATCACCCCGTAGAGGATGGCGAGCCGATTGTTGACCACATTAAGCGCGTGCCGAAGTTGCTACCCATTACAGGGATTGTAACAGGATCGGACGCGGGCGCAGTTCTTGCCGAACTGGAAAAGTACATGAATGAGGGAACTATTCTGTCCTACTCGCACAGGAACGGAATAGACAATGTAATCATAGAAAAATTCGACAGTAACCACGATGTAGAAACGGCAGGCGCTTTCACATTTACGATTAGATTAAAACAGATTCGCATTGCCGTTTCTCAGGGCGTTGAAGGGCTTTCATTGCCCGCTAAGGTGCAAGTAAGGGGAATAAGTAATAAAGGGTTACAACAAGGGCAAACGCCCGCGCAAATGGCGGCGGCAAATGGCAACCATGTTAAAAAGTAGGGGAGTGGGTACACATGGCGGAAAGTAAAGCCGTTCCAATCGATAAGGATTCAATCCCTTATCGTTTTGACATAGCGCTATCGAGCGAAGTGTTCAATATTGAAACACATTACAATGCAACGGGCGATTTCTTCACTGTTAACCTATCGAAAAACGGTGAAAAACTAGTAAACGGCGAGAAATTAACATACGGCGTGCCGCTATTCTCTTCACTCACTGACAAGCGGCTACCAAAGGTCGCGCTAACACCGTATGACGTTGCAGGAGTAGAAACGCGGGTATCATATGACAATCTAGGCGAAAGCGTATTTATATTCATAGGTGAGATATGAAGTTGTTCATGCGGGTTGTTGAATTATACGTAGATGAAAGAATGTTTAACGGGGATGATTTTACTATCACATTCGACGTCCCTTTCAGCGATAGCGAAGATGCCAACGTATCAGAGGTTAAGATTTTTAACCTGAGCGAGAAAACGATTAACCGCATTAAAAATGGGTCAAGGATCATTTTAAACGCGGGCTATCGCGAAGATTCGGGTACTATCCTTCTAGGGGTAGCCAAAAAGGTTAAAACTGAATGGGCGGGCGTGGATAAGATTACAACTATCCAAGTGCTAGACGGTGATGATGCATGGTTTTCTGTGCCTGTACAAAAGACATACGAGGCAGGGACGCGAGCCGAGGACATTATAAACGATTTATCAAAGCTTACAGGTATACAGTTTGGAGCCTTATCCCTTCCCACGAATTACACCTATAAATCTGGTAAGACGGTCAAGGGTGCATTATCTAACGTTATAAGCTCCATAGCTCAGGATTGCGGCGCAAGATCACACGTAACGCGTGGTAAAGTGTACATTAGGCCGCAGGGTGAAGGGGATAACATAGGGTTTAAATTGGACTCAGCAAGCGGGCTAGTATCTAGCCCCGCACAGCTAGAAAAAGAAACCGTCGATAATTCAACCGAAGTGAAAAGTACATTAGTTGGTTGGAATGTGGTCTGCTTGCTTAATCACAGGATTACAACAGATTCGATTATTGAAATATCGAGCCGCACAGCCAATGGATTTTTTAGAGTGGCAAACGGTAGGCACAACGGGGAGTCATTCGAGACAGAATTAGAGGTGTTCCCATTATGAGGGATGCGGCGACAGAAGCATATGAGGCGTTGGATAGGTTCAAAACTGGATTACTTTCAGGGCTTTATACGGGAGCTATTGCCGTTATAGAGTCCTATGATCCTACAGGCAAGGCCGACATATCAATTTTACCCGATATGGATTTAGTGGTTAGCGTTCCGATTGCGGCAACGCAGGGCGGCGGATTTTATATTCGAGCGCCGTTCCAGAAAGGTGATTTGGTTTCTGTCATCTTTTCCTATCGTTCCATAGATGGAGCTATGCACGGCGAGGCGGAAGTAAGCAAGCGGACGCATGACATAAACGATGCAATCATAGTGGGCGGCGTGAATCCCTTTACAGTTCCATTGCCAACGGCGGACGCCGATAAATTGGTTATAGGCAGGACTAGCGGGGCAGGGAAAATCACAATTGCTCCAGACGGTCTAATAACGTTAGTCGGTAGAGATAGGACAGAAAGTTGGTGACGCATTGAAAAGTTTCTTATTGGTTGACGGACAATTACAATTTGATGGCACTAATAATCTTGTGATGGTTTCAGGTGATGATGAATTAGTTCAGGCCGTGGGAATGATCGTTTCCACTAACTTAGGGGAATGGTTCCTTAATTCGAATTTCGGTCTAGCCCGTTTTCAGATATTGGGGACTAAGTTAGAGAGCGACAGGATAACGCAACTCGTAACAAAGTCGATTTTAGAAAATGAAAGCAGAGTTTCAAGCGTTGACAAAGTGGAGCTAGTACAGGACGACATAACGCCCCGAGGCATTAAGATTACATTCACATTCACCAAGACAGACGGCACGCAATTAACGGGACAGGTGGGGGTATAGGTGACACAATCAGTATTGACGGCGCTAGGATTCGAAAGAAAACGCTACGCTGATTTCATCTCGGAAATGCAAGAACAGGCCAAGACGCTATTTGGTACAGACGTTAACCTTTCGGATGATTCCCCAATGGGGCAATGGATCAAACTCCAATCATTTGCCCATGCGGAAGCAAACGAGCTAACAGAAAAGGTTTGGTTGTCCTCTCACATTGACACAGCCGAGGGCGTAGCGCTTGATTATCAGGTTAAAAAATACGGTATCACTCGATACCCTAGCCAAGCAGCAACGGGCAGCATAACGTTAACCTTGAATAACGGTCAGACAATCGCGGGCGGCGCTTTAACGGTATCAACAACAAACGGCATTAAGTTTACAAACTCCGTAGGAGGTACAGCCGTAGGGACAAGCCTCACATTGCCGATTGTAGCCGTTTTAGATGGCGGTCAAGGAAATGTACCCGCAAATACACTAACGGTCATTAGTACCCCAATTGCGGGCGTTACAGCAGTAACCAACGCAGCGCCAACAACGGGCGGGCGAAGTACTGAAACAGATCCACAACTAAGAGAAAGGTACTACGAGACTTTAGCCCGTACCAGTGGACCGACAACAGACGGTGTTAGAGCTGCTTTACTAGAGGTTCCAGATATTAGAGCAGCCGTTGTCATCGAAAATGTATTAGACGTCAATGACTCATACGGAAACCCGCCGCATTGTATCGCGCCCGTTGTACTTGGCGGTTCATCGTCGGATATTGTCGCTGCTATCCTTTCCAAGAAAGCGGGCGGGATTAGGTCCTATGGTTCACAAACGGCCATTATTAAGGATGACAGCGGCTTTGACCAAACTATTGGATTTTCATACGCCACAAAAGCGGATATTTATGTTACTGTTAATTTGACAAAAAATAGCGCTTTTCCGACAAATGGCGCGGAATTAGTAGAAACGGAGGTCATTAAGTACATAGGCGGTACAGATTCACTAGGAACGATATACGCGGGGCTAGGAATGGCGGCGAGTGTCGTACACTCTCAAATTGTCGGGGCCATCATTCGAAACGTTGCGGGCGTTGTCGATTTAGACGTTACTTTGAAGAAGGGGGCAGGCGGATCTTTCGCAGCATCGAACATAACAATTGGCGCAGTTGAAGTTGCAGAAACGGACGCCGTAAAGGTGATAATTAATGTATCCTCTTAATCCAGTATTGGAGAGGTTTATAGACCGCCTAACGAGCAATTATGACAAGACTCCAGATGGTAACGTTTATAAGTTAGCCCAATTAACCGTTAATCACATTCAAGAGAACGAGGACACACTCCAGACTATTGGAGATTGGGAAGACATTGACCAAGCTCAGGGAACAACGCTAGACATGCATGGTAAGGACGTAGGGCAGCAAAGAGGACAGACTAGTGATGAAATGTATCGAGTCCTCATTAAGTCAAAGATTTTACGTAACCTGTCCGATGGATCTATAAATACTATCATCAATTTCATATCGTTCATTCTACAGTGTGACGTTAGTGAAATTCAGGTGAAAGAATTATGGTCAGAGGGCAAGCCCGCAACGCTTCACATTGAAGCACCAGTTGCAC